GACAAAGTGTCGCCGCTCACCACAGAACGATCACCGGGGGAGCCAAAGTCAGCCGCAGAGAACAATGTACCTGTCGTGCCGCTCTTAGCACTGCCGCTAGTCAGGAAAGCCCCGCCCACAGTCGTTGTGCCGTTGATGTTAAACGCAGCAGGAGAAGCTGAGTTAGTCACTACGGAAGGGTTGGCAGTAGTAGCTGTTACAAACGTAGCAGCCACACGGGTTGCATTGCTGTAGGCCACAACCTCTGTCCAGCCAGCATGGGAAGACATAGTGTCGCCTGCCGCAGGCGTGTTAGAAGCGCCAGCGCCATACAGTCCAAGATACCAAGAGGTGATTTGCGTGACTGAAGTTAAGGCACTGCCAGCCATATAGGCTAGACCCGCATTCACTACAAGGTTCTTGGAATCTGCCTGCCACTTCAGATTACCGTCTTTGTCACGGCACTCAATGTGGTACACGCCCGTAGCCTCGGCATTTTCACCGGCTTTTAGATTACAGGTCAGGCCGCTGGAAACAGTGTCAGTGGCTTTAAGTTTTTCGGTAGTCATGGTAGCCTTATTAATGCGGTTGTTGCGGAGTTGGTGGGCATTACAACGGTGAACGATGCGGTGGTGGTTTTGTCAGCGCCGAAGTCCAATACTGCCACCGATTTATTGCCCTTGGATGAATTGTAAATCAAGGCACCCCGTGCTGTAAACGCGCCTGTAGTCCATACCACGTTGGTGAAGTTTACAAAGGCAGTGGTGTCTGTGACACTGACCGAGATGCCGGTCATTACCTGACCTGTCGCGGTGTAGCCTGTACCTGAAATCTCCCCACTTGCTGTGTAAACAGTGGTAGTCGCTCCCAAATCGGCATTGGCTGTGTACAACGCCATGTAGAAGGTGTCTGTGGAGAAATCATGTACCGCCTCAAACAATTGCTGCTTGAAGGATGTGGTTAGGGTTTGGGCAATCATGTTACTGGAATCCTAGCCTGCCCACTGCGGTATGCGTCAGATCGCTCAAGTCCATCGCCCAGACGTTTAAGCTGTACCAAAGCCTCGCCAAACTTGGTGTTGTACAACAGAACCATGTCCTGCTCACCCTTCATGTAGGTGTAGGCTTCAACCAGTGTCCCATACAAAAGTGCGGGGTCATAGTTATCGCCAAGCCATGTGGTTGAGGCGGTGACGATGGACTCTGGATAGTAGAAGTAGTGAAGCTCAGTGCTGTATGAGGCGTCAGGTGTGGGGCCAAGGATGAACGTAAGTTCTGTTTCGTTGTCTGAGCGGGGGCCAAATATGGCGTAATACTTGGGCGCTCCGGTGGACGTTGGCTTGGGGTACGCTTCCCTGATAAAGTTCACATCCTTGTTCAACAGGAATGTGTACGCACCCGTAGTCGGGTCTATTACTGCCAAAGAGAAGGTAGACAGAAAGTCAGTGGGGCATTGCAAATACTTGTTGCTTGCTGTTGTGCTGCCCGTAACGTTCTTGCGTAGGGACGGTATCTGTACAGCGTTGTAGATGCGTTTCTCTGCCTGTGTAATAAACACATTCATGTCCGTCGTAGGGAACGTATTCTCCGTGTACGACGAAACGGCAGCAACCAACGCAGCGTAGTTCATGCCATCGGACCCCGAGACATCAGACCTTTAGTCGCTGCGCCAGTACCACGCATCTTGATGCCCGATGTCTTTGTACCGGGTTGTGCACTGCTGGAGATATTCCCATCCACAACGCGAGTGTTTTTCAACATGCTCAGGTCGGGCAGTACGCCGGGGTTGGCTTCAACGGTCACCGCCTTGCCGGACATGGTGTGGGGCTTGGCGTAGGCCGCTGCTTGTTTGTTGTTGATCATCTTAACCTCCACGACCCGATTTCTGGTTCATCACTTTAGCCATGCCCCGACCGTACTTCATCATGTCCATGTCGGTCTTGCCACCTTTGGCAAACTTGGTCATGGTTTTGCCGGGATGTAGCCGCTTCTCGTGCTTGTGCACAGCCCCAGCTATCATCTTCTTATCCTGCTTCTTGTCTGCCTTGTCCATATCAACTCCTAAGTTACCGTAACTGAACCAAGTTCTAATGCTGCCACCAAGTAGTTGGGAGTCAGCCCATCATCATTTGCCCTAGACCCGCCCACCGGGTTCCAGTTCCACTGAAACACTCGGCTTCCTTCGCCTGAATACCCATCTACCAGCAAGCCAGAAGCGTAGTAGCTCAAATCCCTGCGTGGCTCCCGCACTGCTTGCGGATCATCTACCGGGTACATCCCCAACTGTAACTGAGGTTGATCCGGCGTCCAACAGGTTGGGCACACCAGCAAGTTGTAAGTTTTGGTCTTGACAACTTCTTTCTTCAGTTCCTTCAGCTTGTAGCGGAACCCGCAGCGGTCACATTCCGCTATCGAATTCTTGCCTGATGCAAACCTATTACCCATGATTACATGAACATTTGCCGGGGCACAAATCGAACCGCGGCTTTCTCTCGGTCCTCATCCTGCGCCAACTGCCACGCCTCATCATATTGCATCTTCAATACCTGTAGCCGCTCCATGCCGTTAGGCAGCTTGAGCGCCAAGTAGTAGGCCAGCCCTGCCGCTACGCACGGAATAAACCTAAACGGCACATCCATCGTATCCGAGCCATCCCCGGCGTTTTGGTTCCTACGTAGTCTCCAGTACACGAAGGTATAGGTCTGGGAGCCATCGGGTGTAGGCCATACGGTGATTGCAGGAGGATTTGATACATACACGGCTGTGGTGGTCGTATGCGTGGCTGCGGTGGTATTTGCCTGCCCCCTAGCGCAGTCTGTCAGGACATTGCCTACGATATACCCGTAATAGATGATCTCATTGTCGACCTTGATGTAGCCGGCGGCGGCTAGTCCCACGACAGAATCCAAAGTGATCGTTGTCGCTGTGGCAGTCACTGCTCCGTTCAAGGTCAGCGTTGTAGCGGAAGTCTGTCCCGAGTTACGTTGGATCATCACCTGAATGGGCCGCGCTTGCTGCAGCTTGTTAGGCAGTGTGGCGTAGGTGCTGACGCTAATCCGGGTGATGGTCAGATCTGCTTGGTTGGCTGTCGAGTTGGCACTAGTACGGATAACATGCTCAAGCAAGTCTACGGTGTCCACCGGCAGCGCATAGGTGTTCAAACCCTGAGTCAGGGTAAACGACCCCTGCTCAATCGTCCACATGTTGATGCCCCGGTTGGCCCAGTCAGCAAACATGATGTTGAGTGACCGACGCGCTGTACGCATGTCATAGCCCGTGCGGAGTTCAGAGCCTGCGCGTTCAAACGCGTCCTCAATGACCTCACTCAAGTCCATGTCAAAGTTAGCAACGCCCGAAGTTGTCATTATTTAGCCGAATCTATAAATGCTTGATCAGTTGGAGCGCCCGGAGAACCGGGCTTCCGCATTTTGCCGCCTCGCTTGCGTTTGGCATTAATGTTGTCCCACAAGCCAACTTTCCCACCGTCAGCATACTGCGTGAAGTCCGTGTCGTCACGGCGCTTCTTGCGCTTGCCAGTAGGCATCTTGCTGGGATCAATGGCCCCCATGCCACGGGAGGCTCTCATTTAGCACATCTTTCCACGGGTTTTGCCCCGTTGAGCAATACCATCTGCACGGGAAGAAACGGAGCCGCCAGAAGCAAAGGACTCGTCGCCGCGCATTTTTGGCTTGTAATCGGTGCCCATGCCTTTGAATGGACCTTTCATATCAGAATTGGAAATTTGCATGGCGCTACGGGGTTCTTTTACGGACTTACTGGTTCCGTACATACCTTTCCCTGATGTAGCTAACTTAGCCTCGTATGTGGAATTACGATCTTGCAAAGACTGATATTTTGGTTTTGCCACAACATTTTTCCCACGCCCCTCAGTGGAGAAGGCTTTTTCAGTTGCAGATGGCGTCGATTTTGCCAAATCAGTAGTGTATTTTTTCCCATTAAACTCAAAATTCTTGCTGCCAGCAGCCTTAGCTTCTGCAAATGCCGCTTTAAAACTATTGGGTTTTGAAAACCTATCAGGCTTTGCAAACGTCCTAGATGTCTCATCAGACTCAGGTACATAAGGGTCTCCCTCTTTTTCAGGCAAGATTCTTAACAACCGCGCATGGGCACTTTCTGGCGTAACTAATTCTTCAGCTTCGCCACCGTCTGCAAATTTACGTGTTTTCATGTCAACTCCTTAGCAGGCCATGCCGCCGCTTTTCATCTTGATCTGCTTGGCTTTGGTCTTGCCTTTGGATGCAAGGCCGTCAGCCGAACGGACAAAACCGCCGGTTGCCATCTTTTTCATGGGCATTTCAGGTTTGGCTCCAGCTTTTTTCTTGGCAATCATTGCCATGAAACCGGAGTTCATTTTTGTAGCCATATCACCACCTCGTTTAAAAGATTTGCCTTTGTCGGCGTTACTAAAATCCTTACCCACGGACTGTGGGACACCTACTTTTTTGGCAAAACTCGGGCTGTGAGCTATTGCCTCCATGAAACTATGCTGCTTTTTGCTGGAGCTTGGCATTTAGCATTTCCATCTTGCAAGAGCCGCTGCTTTGCGGGTAGGCTTGCCCTTCTCGTCTTTCATCGGCCCCGGCATACCGCTCATCCGGGCGCAGAACGAGTCCTTGCGTGGGCCACCTTGGGGCTGTGGAGCCTTTAGGTTGCTGCCGGTTGCTGCGTTGTACTTAGCTCTACCCTTGGCAGTCAGTCCAGCCCCCTTGGAGATCGGTAGCTTCTCGCCCCGACCAACAGAGAGAACCGGGCCTTTCTTCTTAGCCATAGAACACCGTGATTTTTGCTGACGTTGGCAGGGTCACGTGAACATCCGTATTAAACAAAATACCTTCACCCGGAATCAACGTAGAAATAGGCGCAAGGTTTGTAGAAATATTTAACCGAAGACGCTCAGTGCCACCAGAACCACCATCTTTAAATATAATGTCCCCAGCAGTGCCACCAGATAAAAGCTGATAGCCTTTCACTCGTGTTCGGTAGGCCACCATCGTGCCCGTAGCTTCGGCGTGAGCCGATTTAACGTCTGTTTGCATCATAACTAATCCCCTTAAAAAGGGGCCGAAGCCCCTTAGACTAATTACTGCTGTGTAGCGGTTGGGTTAGCAGACCCGTCAGAGTCACGAACGATGTACTCAACAGTGACAGTAATCGTACCGGCAGTAGCGTCCGCAGTAGCTGCGGTAAACGTACCAAAGATGATTGCATCAGTTGTGCCAATGCTGTCATAAACACCTGAAGTAGCCGCTGCAATGGTAGCTGGAGAAGTTTGAACCGCCGAAGTGCCGGTGTTGACCGAAGCCATGTACAGGTTGGCAGTGCCGCTGCTACCAATGGTAACGCCGCAATTACTTGCACCAGTCAGGGCAACATTAACTTCTAGGCCAAAACGAAGAATCTTAGCGCCAGCAGGTAACGTAAACATCTGTTGTGCTGCGGGGCTTGCCAAAATAACCGAAGCAGTAGCCGTATAAGTTTGAGCAACAGTAGTTGCACCCATGTTACGGATTGTGCCAGCGGTGGTGCCAGTGGTGTTTTTGACCGTGCCGAGCAGCCAAGGGCCGAGGTGAGTTGCGAATCCCATGATGTCATTCCTTCATGCGTTAAGGTGTATCAATCTTGCATGTAAGTCAGCCGGGACTGTTTGATACACCGGAAAGCCCGGAGTAAGAGCAATATATCAGGAATTGGTGGGGGGTGCAAGGAGCTTGTTCGACTTTTTTAAATTTTCTTCTTGGGTAATTACCCGTAGGTTCCACGGTACGTGCAGCCCACAGACCTCCTCTGAGCGCAGGGGGACGATGTGGTCTACAACGTACTGTTCGCCAGTGGTCTGGGTCATAGTGATGGCAATCTTGTACATCTCACGCATGGTAGCTTTTTGGGCGGGGGTTAACCACGGAGGAGTGGCATCCCGATGTTTCCGTCGCCTGTTTTTAGTGTCTGCACGCACCCAAACGCCATTCCGTTCTTTCCAATCCCGCTTGTACTGTGCCTTCTTGTGCAGGGGTGTTGTTTTAGAAGCCGCGATGACTTGCTCCCGGTTGTCTGTGTACCAATCGTTTTTGCGGTCTTTCACATCTTCCCGACGGTTGTACGCTTCAAAGTACGCCGCCCGAGTTATTGCTGCTTTTTTCCACTCCTCCTCCAGACACATCAGGCAAGCGCCTTTTGTTTTTCGGGGGGCTATGTGGCCGTACTTGCAGGCTTCACCTGTAAAGTAATACTTGCTTCCTGTAGCTTGTGCTTCCTTGCGGGTAGTTGGCAGCTTCGTTGTGTCCATATTGGCTCCAGTCGTTTAGTAACAGGTAATGTACTACAGTTTTAGCCGAGCCACAATAAACAAAGAAAAAGGGAGCCGAAGCTCCCTTTTTTGTAGCAACCAACCTAGGCTGGCTGAGGGTTTGCTTAGGACGAACCCGGCGAACCGAAAATTCCAAGCGGATCCGACCATCCAAAGCTGTAGCGCTCACGGCTCTTGTAACGCACGTTACCGGTATCGAAGTCTCCATCCATTGAGTTTGCCAATGCAGTGCGCTCAAAGTGCTTCAGACCGTTGGGTACGTCAGTGGTCAGATACCAGCCGTTGCTGTCAGTCAAGAAGTGATTGACACAGTAGCCT